CACGGTTCAAAGTAGCCAAAACTTCTCTGCTGCTGTGCCAGCTTATACGGTTGACCAATTTACCGGACAGGTTTATACCCGTGTTCGGGGTCGCCAAATGGCATTAAGGGTTGAATCTACAGGTCAAGGTGTAGCTTGGCAGCTGGGCGCTCCACGTATTGATATTCGTCAGGATGGTCGTAGATAATGAGTATTCCAATATATCAGTCCTATAACGGCACTCCTATAAATCCAGCACCGCCAAACTTGCCGGTAGCTGCCCCACAGACTTACGATACCCAGTTTGAAAATCAGATGTTGAACGTATTACGGCTGTATTTTAACCAGTTAAATAACTATACCCAAGCAACGGCAACACCTGATTATGGTACTACATCTCAAAGACCAACTATTAAGCTCCAAATTGGGCAGATTTACTTTGATACTACCCTAGACTACCCTATATGGTGGAATGGCACAAAATGGGTAAACGCTTCCGGAACGGGCGTTTAAATGATAAACTTAGTGGAAATTACTTCGTGGGGCCTCTATGGGACTACATAATACAGCACATTATTTAAAATCTAAAGGCCGTGGCGGGGATACTGAACTTGTTCATATGGACAAAGGCGAAGTCCAAGCGCTTAAAGGTCTTGCTGCTGCCCATGGCAAAAATCTAACTACTAACCCAGAAACTGGTCTTCCAGAAGCGGGCATTTTAAGCTCTATTCTTCCTGCCGTTGCAGGTATTGCAACCGCTGCTTTTGCCCCAGAACTTCTTCCTTTAGTTGCTGGTGGTATTGGCTTGGCCGACTATGCTATGACAGGTTCATTAACCCAAGGCCTTATGGCAGGTGTTAGCGCTTACGGAGCTGGTAGTTTAGGTGAGTCTTTGGCGGCTACAGGAGCTGCAGCGGACGCTTTACCAGCAGCGGGCTCAACAGCGGAAACAACGGCAGGTGCACTTGCTCAAGCTCCTGCTGAGACAGGTGGTTTAACTTCATACCAAGAAGCATTAGGTTCTTCTTTACAGACAACCCCAGAAAATGCATCTGAGTATTTTAATCAAGTAGGTACTCCCGGAAATACCCCAGTCGGCAATATACCTGCTCCAACTACTACACCCCCACCTAGCTTTAGCCAAAACCTTTCTAATATGGCAACAGGGATAACACAGCCCGGTGCATTTACAGGTAACTATGGCAATTTAGCTATGGCTGCGGCTCCATTGGCAATGAATGTTTTATCTCAACGTCCTGGATTACCTGCTGGAACTCCTGGTACTACTTCTAGTACAAACCCATTTGGTTTAGCAAGTTTATCTTCTAATTTCCAACCTAGTCGGCCTACCCAACCAAATCCATATTACACGGCTCAATATCCTAATTACCAACAACAGCCTTATCAAGCAGCTACAGGTGGCATAATTGGTATGGCAAGCGGTGGTTCTGTACCTTCTTATAGTGGCAACAGTACTTATGGTAGCGTAGTAGGTATTGAAAATGCTACGCAGGATTTAGAAAATTTATATAAACCACGCCCTATTATTGATACACCATCTGCTAGTGTTGGTATTGATCAAGATACTGACCCAAATACCCGCAATTTAGATGCGTATAGCGCTGCTTTATATCGTATTAATCAAAAAGCAAATGCTGCAGGATTAGGTAAAAACGCCGTAACTCTTCCAAAAGAAGCTATTACACTAGGTAAAATTAACCCAGATAACACTCCAGATACTACTGATATGGCTTCTGGTGGTATTACAAGCCTAGGAAGCTATGCTGCTGGTGGAAACCCACGTTTACTTAAAGGTCCTGGCGACGGTATGTCTGATAGTATCCCTGCTAATATTGGTGGAAAACAACCTGCCAGATTGGCTGACGGAGAGTTTGTTGTGCCTGCTGATGTTGTGTCGCATCTTGGAAATGGTTCTACTGACGCTGGCGCTAAAAAATTATACGCTATGATGGATAAAATTCGTCAAGCTAGAACAGGTAAAAAGAAACAAGCACCAGAGGTTAAGGCAGATAAATACATACCAAAATGACAACACTTGTATATGCAGATGTAGATGGGTTTGCAGTTTTAAATGAGATGGACGAGTTATTTCCAGCTCATTATGAAGAATTATGTGTAACAAAAGAATTTGATTACGAGCCGGATTACGACGCTTACAAGCGTATGGCAGAAGCAGGAATGTTGCGGTGCATTACTTGTAGGGCAGATGGTGAATTAATTGGTTATATTGTATTTTTTATAACCCCACACCTACATTACAAGTCTTGTATAACTGCAATGGAAGATATTTATTTTGTGCGAAAAGATTATCGCAAAGGTAGAGTAGGAATTAAACTTTTTCAATATGCTGAAAAGGTTTTGAAAGAACGTGGTGTACAACGGATTGTTATGCATACTAAGGTGCATTTAGACAATTCACGGTTGTTTGAGTATTTGGGTTACAAAATGACAGACAAAGTATTTACTAAGATGATAGGAAATTAATATGGGCGGCGGACCATCTCCAGCACCGGCACCATCGGCGCCGACACAAACAACAGTCCAGAATACTAATATTCCGGATTATGCACAGCCGTATGTAAGCAATATGCTTAATGCGACTCAGTCGCAATTATTTAATACCGATTCCAGTGGTAACATTACTGGCTTTGCTCCCTATGTTCCATATAGCAATAACCCTGCCAATTATGTAGCTGGTTTTTCTCCGCTTCAACAGCAAGCGCAATCATCCGCAGCTAATTTACAAATGCCTGGTCAATACAATGCCGCTACTGGTATTGCTGGAGCAGCTGGTTTAGGTTCTTTAGGTATTGCAGGACAAGCTAGCCAAGCCGGACAAAACTTACAAAATACTCTGACTAGCCCTGGTGCTATGGCTCAGTATATGAATCCGTATTTACAAAATACATTAGCGCCCGCAGAACAATTACTTAATCAACAGTACGGTATTGCTGGCACTCAAATGGCGGGTCAAGCTACTGGTCAAGGTGCTTTTGGTGGCACTCGTAATGCACTGCAACAAGGTTTAAACCAACAAAATCAAATGTTGGCCCAAAACCAACTAGTTGGTAACGCTTATAACCAAGCCTATCAAAATGCTCAGCAACAAGCTATGAATGTAGCTAATACAGGTTTAGCTGGTCAACAAGCCGCATTACAAGGTATGGGTCAAGCTAATACTGCAGCAGGAAATTTAGCCGGTATTGGTGGTCAGCAGCTTTCTGCACAACAAGGCATTATTGGCACGCAAGCCCAACAAGGTGCTGCACAACAAGCTAATCAACAGCAGATTATTAATCAGGCTATTCAGAATTACGCTACAGCCCAGCAATATCCATTACTTGAATTGGGCACAATGTCCAATATGTTGCGTGGCCTACCAATGCAGTCACAAACAACTCAAATTTACCAAGCACAGCCGACTACGGCTCAACAAGCTATTGGTCTTGGCGGTACAGCAGCAGCTCTTGCAGCTGCAACTGGTGGTGGTTCTGCTGCACCTGGTGGTATTAGAAAAGGTGGGCAGATTAAAGAAAAGAAAATGGCTAGTGGTGGCATTGCCGACGTTCCCGGGTTTAAATACGGAGCTATTATTAACGACCCAAAACTTGAAAATGATGCACGTATGTTAGGTGCTTCTCCAGCACAACCTGGCCAACCAAGCCCATTACAACAACGCATACAAGATCCACAGTTAAATCAAAATGAACGCAATATTTTTCAAGGCGTTCAACAAGACCAAGACCGGTTACGTCAAGTACCTGGTGCTGCTCAAGCATTACAACAAGCAGGTCAAATGCCGCAAATGCCACAGCCACAAATGAATCCACAAGTTATGCAACAAGCTAGATTATCTGGACTTGGGGCTGCAGGTGGCCCAGCATTTAATAGCCAACAATTTGCTGGCGGCGGTATTATTGCATTTAACGGCGAAGATGATGATCAATTAGTAGATGAAACTCACTTTGGTGTACCAACGGAAGAGCAAGGTTTAACTATGCCTCCTAAGAGTTTGTCTACTAAAGCTCCTAAAAAGACGCAAACTCCAACAACTTTGGACAAGCAAAATCTTAACAGCCCACAGACACCACAAGATTTTATTAGCGCAAGACAGTCGGCTATGAAGTCTTTAGGTTTTGATCAAGGCCCTACCGAAGCAGAAAAAGCTTATGTAGAAAGCCAAAAAGCTGCTGCAAGTAAAGATGTTCTTAATCGTAATTTATGGCTTGCTGCTGCTCAAGGGTTTGCTAAAATGGGTTCAACTGCTGCTCCTGGTGGTATTTTGCAAGCATTTAATATCGGTGCACAAGCTGCGTTACCAAGCATTGAAAAAGCTTACGATGCTAATGAAGCTGCTAAAGTTGCTGCCGCTAAAACAGAATCTGATATGTCTGAAGCACAACGTAAGTTTGCTGAAGGTGACGTTGACGGTGGCTTTAAAGATTATGACTCCGCCCTACGGAATAAAACAGAGCTTGATGTGGCTAGAATTCATGCTAATGCTGCTGGTCAATCTGCTGCTATCGAAAGTAAAGCAATTCAAGACCTCATGAATACTCAAGGTATTTCTTATGGCGAAGCTTATAAACAAGTTAAAGGTTTAGATGCTAGAGATGCTACAGCTAGAATGACCGCCATGTATCATGCCGACAGCATATTAAATCAAGATACTAAGTATATGGCGCTTAAAATGAGTAAGAAGCCAGAAGACCAGCAAGCTGCACGTGCTATGCGTGAAGGCATGATTCAAGATTATATGCAGGCTTTAGGACCACAAGGTACAGGACCACAAAATGCGGCTAAAAACACTGGTACGGCTAACACCGCCGGAGCACCAGTAACTACCAAAGCGGAGTATGATAAGCTACCATCTGGAGCACATTATGTTGCGCCTGACGGTACCGTTCGTGTTAAAGGTTAAGGATAACCATGGCTGATTTTTGGCAGAATGATGTTGTTGCTAACAAAGCACCGGCAGCTGATAACTTTTGGGAAAAAGATAAAGCGGTAGAGGCCGCCCTTAAAAAAGAAGAAGAGCCAGAAAAAGAAGCTACTACAGTTAGTCAATTAGTAGGTGGATTTAAACAAGTCGGTGCCGACTACGATACATTTTTAAAATCTTTAATGTCTCCTAATGAGGCAGCTAAAGAAGCGGCTAAACGCCAAGAAGAAATACAAAAAGAAACAGGCCACGTTCGTGGGCTTGATGAACTAAGTGAAGCGTATAAAAACGACGGCATTATTGGTGCTGTTGGAGAAGTCGCATCACAAGCGCCTGGCGCTATCGCATCTAGTACAGGTCAAATGTCTACGGCTATTGCTGGTAACGTAGGGGGCGCTGCAATTGGTACTGCGATTATGCCTGGTATTGGTACAACTATCGGCGGATACCTTGGCGGTGCTTTAGCTTTATTTCCACAATTTTATGCAGAAAACTTAGCTGAACAGGCTAGAGATCAGCAAGAAAAAGGGGAACCTGTTGATGTTAATAGAGGCAAAGCTGCATTAGCTGCTGCCGGTCAAGCCGGTTTAGAAGAAGCTGGTATGGCATATGCCTACGGCAAAAACTTACTTAAAAGCATTGTCGGCAAAATGCCTGTTACTGCGGTAGAAAAAGCTGCGGCCCAAGAAGCTCTTGTTGAATCTGCAAAATCTACATTGGCTTCTGTTGCTAAAGGTGCAGGTAAAGTAGCTTTAGAAGAATCATTTGTTAACCCAGCACAAGATATTTTACAGCGTGCCCAAGCTGGAGAAGACTTATTTTCTAAAGAAGCTATTGAAGGGTACGGAGCAGCTATTTACGGTAGTATTTTACAATCACCATTAGGTGCTGTTGGTGGGTTACATGAAACACGGGCAGCTAGAAAAGAGTTAGCGGCAAAAGGATTAGATAGAAATGGTCAGCCTCTACCAACACCACCCGCAGATAATAACGCTTTCACGGAGGCTACAAACTATGAAAATACTGGAAATGTCGCCGGAACAAGTGAGCCTGGCGTTTCTGTGCCTGGAGAACAAGGCGGAGCCGAGTCAGGAATTGCAGGAACTACCGCCGGAGGCATGGGAAGAACTGAGCTACCTGCTGGCGGTGTTACAACACGAGAAGAAGAACTCGACAATAAATTAGAAGAAGTAAATAAAAAAATAAATAGCGCTCGTGCTTATATTAAAGATATAAGTGAAGTTGATCCTAACGATGAACGGGTCGACCAAGCAAAAGAACATTTATTTGGGTTACAAGAAGAAGCTAAATCTTTAGAGCAAGCACGTGCAGAAGTTAAATCTGAACCAGTAGAAGCTGAAGAAGAACCAAAAATTGCCGTAGTCGGCGCACGTAAGCCAAAAGCACCAGGCCAAATTGGGTTTGATTTTAATGCGCCCGAACAACCAGCCCCAGAAGAAATGACCGTTCCGCCTGCTAAAGAAGCGGGTATGCAACTAGAACAGCAAGGCAAGCTGCCAGAAATGAAAGCGCCCGAGCCTATTGAAGAACCAGAGACGGCTCGTATGAATCTGGTCGGCCCAGCCGAAAATGTAATGGCTCCCATTACAACTTTTTTTAATAGCATTAAACCTGCCACCATAACACCAGAACAAGTTTCTCAATACCACAATAACGTTAAGGGTTTCCTTAATGACGTTGCCGAATTTGTTGGTGGTAAAAGTACAGAAGAAGTTAAACGTTATCAAGAAGAAGGGCAACCAGAACCTACGCCCGTTACTGGTCCAGATGTAAGCGCTCCATTAGAGCCAGGCCCAGAACTTGATAAACGCATGGCAGTTTTAAATAATTTCTTTGATAGCCTAAGCCTTGCACCAAAAGAAAAAGAAGCTTTAACTTCTGGTCTGGTTAAGCAATTACCTGGCATGTCGGTTACTGACCAAACAAATGCTTTTAGAAGTTTATTACGTTTACCTAATATAAATACCGTACGTGGTATTAAAGAGCTGCGTGAAAAGTTTTATGATGCAGTATCTAGGTATGATCGCCGCCGTACAGGTCAAGATGATTCTGCGCTGCCATATAGCTCTAGAGATACTATGCGTAGCACCGACCCATTGGTCGAGAGACGTATTAATAAAGCCATTAGAGATTTAGAAAATATACCTAAAGATGAAAGAACTTCAGCAGATAATGCTGCGCATACTTACTTTAGAGCTTGGCCATATATAACTGCAATGCGCTCGGCTGCGTTTGATTTAGCCGTTCCGTTTAATAGCCGCTCTAATGGTAGTACATATGCAGGGCAAACATCTGAGACAGCTAAAGAATTTGCTAAGTGGGTAGAAGAAAATTTACCTGCCCAAGAGTTCCGCCGCTTTGAAGCTACAGTTAACGAATACAAACGTGAGATTGCACGTGCTGATCAAGCCATAGAAAACATGAACAAACGCCAGCAAACTGGCAAAGTTGGTACTATCTATGAAAGAATGTTAGGCCGAGCACCTACTGGAAAAGTACCGGGTGTGTTCGATGCTGGTTTAAATAAAAAGCCTGGCGAAGTTGTTAAGCTAGATCCAAAAGACTTTTATCAATTACACCCAGGCGTTGTAGCTAAAATACAACAGGGCGATTTAAAAGGTGCATTAACTTTACTGGCTAAAACCCCTAGCCCACAAGCTAGTAATAAAGTTAAGTTTAACGCTAAGTTAGCTCAGCGTTTGCTTGATCTGAATTTGCAGACTTCTTTGCTTACTGACAATCAAGAAACTATGGCAGTCCGTTTAGTTAAAGAAGCCAATGGTCAACGCCGCATGGTGCTTCAACATTTCCAAAGCTACGAGTGGGGCAATGAGCTTATTAAAAAATATGGTTTAGATAAATCCCCTACTAATGAACAAAACATTAGAGACATATATAAAGGCTTATCAGAAATAGCTGTTAATAAACCTAATATATCTATCGAAGAGTTTTCTCCTATTCTTGCACAATTTAACAAAGCGCTAGAGGCTTTTCATGATGCTGTTGTAACACTAGATTCACCTGGTATTTATGTAGATGCTTGGAATACTATTAATTTAAATAGTAAAGCGTTTGGTTTTAGTGAGGGTGTTTTCTTGCATGAATTAACCCACGCTGCTACTTACTATTCTTTAGATGAGCAAAACTATAACGATCTAAGCCAGCAACAAAAAGAAGCTGTTAATGAATTAAAAGAACTATATGCCCATGCAACTGAACAGTTTGATAAGCATATGGTTAAAGGTTTGACAGATAATAAATACATTGAAGTAAATGGTCGTAAATTTATATATGATGAAATTTATTATGGCTTTAACAACATTCATGAGTTTGTAGCAGAAGCCTATTCAAATTGGGAATTCCAAGACTATCTAAAAGCCATGAAGTATCGTGGCACTGACACTGGTTTATGGAGCAAGTTTGTTCAAAGCGTTATTAAGTTATTTAAATTAGATAACGTATTAGGGTATACCCTAGCCCATGCCGATGCTATTATGCGTCCTACTCCTGTAGTCAATGGCTATGTAGCTAGTCCAGCGGTTGTACCTGCCAAGATACGCACGGTACTATCTGGGATGATGCCGACTAACCCAGGTAATCTTGGTTACGTTAATAATTTGTTTAATGGTAAACCCGAATTTAGTATGGCTAAAGATGCCATAAAAAACTTTTTAACCAGCGTTAATGATACTGTTCGTCAATATTATTTGGGTGCTTTTACTTTACGTCAGTTAGATGAAATTATTGGACGCCGTATTCCACAGGTTCGTGAATTTATTAATAGCACCGAACGCATGCTTGATAGCCGCAATCAACAACTAGAAAAAACAAGGGACATTATTAACCCTTGGATGGAATGGCAAAACAAAAATCCAAAAGAAAGCGAGAAGCTTAATGCTTTGATGATTGACTCTACTTTACTTGGTGAAGATCCTGACGCTAAAAACGGCAAAACTTCTGATAAAGATATTAATGACGCATGGAATAACCTAAGCGACCAGGCTAAAGATATATACCGAAAGGTTCGTGATTTTTATAAACAACAATATGAAAATTACGTATCAATAATTCTTGATAATAAAAAACAATCTATGCTAGGCGCAGGTTTTAGTGAAGCCGATATTGCTGCACACGATAGAATTAAAAAGTTAAATATTACTGGTATTAAAGAACTACGTGCTCGGCTTGAGAAAAAAGGTCTAGCTGAACCAGATATACGTGCAACTATTGCTGCTGGTATAAAAGAAGCATTATTAGCTAAAGGGTTTACTAATGAAGAAATTGATGCACACAACCAGTTGTTTGCTATTGAAGATCACTTTGCTCGTAATAAAGTAGAACCATATTTCCCAATTCGTCGTTTTGGTAAATTCTCAGCTCAATTCTTTAAGGGCAAACAAAAAGAATTTTATACATTTGAATCGTCTTTTGCACGTGATAAATTTGTAAGAAAACGTTTAGAAGAATTAGGTAAAACATTTGATCGTCAAAATGATTTGCATTTGGGTAACTCTATACAAGATTTAACTTCATCTAACTTGCAAGACTTTGAGTTTTTAAAAAATCTTAGAGACATGATTCAAAATACTCAGGGTGCTGATACTACAGAATTACGTGGCAATTTAAATGCCGCTTTGGACCAGCTTTATTATTTGACTCTTCCAGATAAAAGCGTACGTAAGATGTTCCTTAACCGTAAAGGAACTGCTGGTATGGATAAAGATATGCTTCGTGCCTTTGCGCAGTCGGCGTTTCATATGGCCTATCAACAATCTCGTTTTAAGTTTAGCCGTGAACTATCTGGTCACTTAGAAAGAGCACGCCAGTTTGCTTTTGATAAAGGCGACATAGAAGGTAAAGTAGATAAGGACTACGTAAAAGAATTAAGCGAGCGCTACAAATTAATTATGAATCCGCCAGATAGCGGCCCCGTTGCAGGGTTCTTATCCGGTGCTTCTTTTGTATGGTACATGACCTCACCAGCTTCGGCTATAACAAATATGTTAGGTGTACCAGCAGTAGGCTTTCCGGTAATATCCGCACGCTACGGTGCTGGAGGAACTGCACGAGCTATGAGAGACTACGCATCTAAGTTTATGAAATCTGGACTGCGTGATGCCGACGGCAATCTTAACTTCTTCTCACTATCTAATAACGAAAATATCCTATCTAAACTAGAGCGGGAAGCCTATGATCAGTTTGTAGCTGATGGATTATTAGATGTTACATTGCCACACGACATTGTCGGCTTAGCCGAAACACCATCTAATCTATATAAAGCACGGTTTCAAAAGGCTATGAACTGGGTTAGTATGCCGTTCCATGTAACAGAACGTGCCAACCGTGAGATTGTAGCTATGACTTCTTATAAGTTAGCATACGAAAAGTTTATGTCCAAAGGATATAGCGAGAAAGCTGCACAAGAAAAAGCTATTGAAACAGCTAAAGATTTAACATATAAATCAATGTTTGATTATTCAACATTAAATAAACCTCGTTATTTCCAAAACCCAAGCTTAAAAGTAATTTTGCAATTTAAACAGTTCTCTCAGCAAATGACTTACTTATTAGCTCGCAGTGCTTATGAATCTATTGGTAAACAGTATTTGCCATATAAAGATTTAGTTGCTATGGAGAATGAGGCAAAGAATAATCGTACTAAGTTTGATCCTAAAATGCAGGAAATGCTTAATGATCTTCGTAGTATTCGTGAGTCTATTAGAGAAGACCATAGGCAGAATAAACCTGGGCTTCCTCCACTTACAGAAGATGAACTGGCTAAAGCTACCGATGACTTTATAAAAGAAACTAGAAGAGAAGCTAGAGCACGTCTTGCTGGAACTTTAGGTATGACTGCAATTTTTGCTGGGGCTACGGGTTTACCCTTATGGTGGTTGGTATCCGGAATTATGAACGCCATGCACGCAGCTTTTGGTGATGAGGACGATACATGGGATTTTGACAACTGGTTTAAGAACTGGTGTGCCCATACCTTTGGTGGCTTTGTAGGTGATTCTATATCCCGTGGCATAATATCTCAGACTCTTGGGGCTAACGTAGCCGACCGACTTAGTTTAAATGACCTATGGTTTAGGGATGCTCGTAAGAGTCCTGATGAAGTAACGGCTATGCAGAACTTTGTATTTAATGCTCTTGGTCCCACAGCGGGACTAGCTATGAGCTTTGCCGACGCATCTAAACAATGGAGAGAAGGTAATCTTGAGCGAGCTATAGAAACAGCCAGCCCAGCCTTTGTTAAGAACTTCCTAAAGGGCGGACGGTTTGCGGTTGAGGGTAGGGCCACAACCTTGCGTGGAAATGAGCTTGTAGGCGACATTACGGGGGCCGAAGCAGGATGGCAAGCATTAGGGTTTACCCCAGAACGTGTAGCCCAAAGACAGAAGGCCGACATTGAAATGAAAGCGGCTGAGCAGCAAATACTTAACCGCCGTCAATCTTTGCTAGATGCATTCTTTATGGGTATAGATAACCAAGATGCTGATATGGTAGACCGGACTATGGAGAGAATAGGGCAGTTTAATTTAGCTAATCCAGGTGTTGCCATTACCGGTAGAAACTTAAGCCGTTCGGTACGTGGTCGCTTTAAGCAACGTATCTTAGCCGAAACTACAGGCGGTATACCAATTAATAAGAAATTGATTGGGGAGCTTAGCAGCATGGGCGACTACGGCGATCCCGACGAATAAAAAACCCCACCGCTAAGGTGGGGCAAACGGAATCAACCGAGGAAAACGAAGTAGCCCAAAGAAAGACTACGTGGTAATAATACTACAAAATCCGCCAAACCCGCAAGCCACTAATACCTTTTTCCACTACAACCCTAGTTTTTATTTCATATCCTAAGCGTCTTGTAGTTTTTAAAATGGTAGCCTTAGCCCCTTCTGTATCCAAACAAGGGATAAAAAAGGAAGAACCTATTACAAAGTTTTTCCAATTAACTCGGAAGTCCAGACCGTGGATCAACATCTACAATAGCATTCTTGGCTTCTTCGATAAACTGGTCAGTGTCTTGGAAGTGGGCATTATTCATATCAAACAAAAATGCGTCCACAGTCGGCGACGTAATCTTAGTGCCTTTACCTAGTCGCTTATTAACCTTACCCAAAAATGCTTTATCAGCTTGCAAAGAAGTTAGCACATCTTTTAAAGTAATCTGATTGTCAGAACAATACTTACGGAACTGTTTAGCGCTAATATAAATATGCTTATTATCCGGTTCAATTCGTACAAACAAATCATTAAACTTAGGTTCAAGAATAGGTAGCTGTTCCATGCCAGAACGCTTATCAGCTTTACCATTAATGACTAATATGGCTGCACGATGATGGTTCATAAATTCACCAATTACGCTAGAGTTGTTTTGTGCAGGCATCTTAACTTCAGTGCGCATTACTTTAAGTTCTTTAACTATCCAATCAAAGACACGTTTAATATCGAAGTCAATAATTTTTAAATCTTTAGCAATCAAAGCCCCAGCAATATTACATGCGCATATAGCAGACCAGAAACGTTCTCTGTTTGTTAGGCCGACAGCCTTGTCCAAGCGTTGTTGAACTTGCATAACTAGGTCAATGGCCGACTCTAAGTCGCTTACCAAATACTTAGCATACTCCACACCAGCATGCCCATAATTATCGTACAAACGATTAAATATAACGTCGGCTTCTTCTTTAGTAAGATTTCCAGTAAGTTCAATTTTGTACTCCAGTAGTCGCATGAATTCGCCATCAGGCGTAGATTTTAAAGATGACAATTTGTCATAGAAAGATGCATTAGAACTGCACAATACTATGGTCGCCCATTTAGTAGCATTAACCCGTTCAGCATTAGTATGCTGTTGCATCCGGTTCTTGCCCCGACCTTGCGATGCGCTATAAGCTAAGTCAGAAAAGTGGTCGCCTGATAGTTTAGTTACCTCATCAATCGTTACAGGCAAATTATTCATTACACCCATACGGTGAATGATGGCATTCATAGTATCTTTCCACTGTAACATTAACTCTTCTGGATGACCCCATACGCTGTTACACATCTTGAGAATAGTAGACTTACCTGTACCTGAGGTGTTGTTAATCAGATTGATAATGCCGCCTTTAAAATTTAAATGTTTAAGTAGCGGCGCACCAAACGCAGTAAAGAAACCAAACGCATGTGGTTCAAACCCTTCGGCATCGTAGACCTTAATTGTTTTCTTCCAAGCATCATAGTCACCTGCTGGTTTTAACCAATCAGATAATGATCCTGTTGCTACAGATGGCGGACTATACGCAACTCTATCTGCAGATATTTCTTGTTCACCAATAATAAACTTTGTATCTTTGTCGGCCCAGCCAAATTGATTTCTCATAACTTCTAGCTCCATTTTATGTTGTAAATTTTTAGCAGATACAATGACATACGTCATAACTGCTTCCATTTGTTTTTTCCCGCCAAGCACACCATAAAAACCTAGCTTTTCTTTTAATTTATCCAATGACATTACGTCGGTAGCTGGCAAAGAAAATTCTTTTACGCCATCTCTTGGCAAATGCAATCTAAACCAAAGTGACTCGCCTTTGGCTGGATCATATAAACGTTTGACTATATAGAAGTCATGTTCATAAATGTTTATCGCATCGTCGCCGTTTTCATCGTCTTGAATCCGGACATAAACGCCACCATTTTTGCCCCGAAAGTAAGGGAACGGGTAATCTGGAATTTCGAAAACTTCTTCTTTACCATTCTCGTTCTCTTCCACGACGACATTATCTTCTGACTCAGCAATTTCGGATCCGAGCTGGATCGGAGAAGAAATCTTGCCCTTGTGCGGGCATTCCGTGCACGACGTTGGGTTAAGCTTTTGAAATATGTTGCATGTAAAAGGGCCCTTTGTCGAACGAGCTTTACGCTCTGTTGACTCCGATGAATACTCGGGATGCCCCGATGATATTTGGTGTATCGCTGTGTCATGATCTACGCAGTGAGCTGCAATCGACAGCCCTGCCCTCCATAATGGTTCTTCAATTGTGTCTTGGTTTACTACAATGTTTTCAAGCTGGGCACATCCTTTGCCATTCATGGTTTTAATCATGATGGTTTTAAAGCGGCTTTGCTTATTACCTAACAATGCTAAGGCTGACTCGCTCATTTGGCGAGGTACCCAATCAGGGGCTATCAACACGCCGATGGTAGCTTTAATAGCTTCGTACTCAAGCTCAGGTTCAACCGCCAATATTTCTACAGGCAAACCCTCTTCATCTTTAAAGTTAAGTGTGCCGGGTACACGTAGGATAGATGCGTTGTCGGCAGTGCGTGATGGGTCAGCATGGAACTCATATTCTTCGCACAATGTTTTAAGACGTTCAGCTACTGGCTTCCACTGTAATCGGTCGACTACAGTTGTTAATCTCCAATACGCATGTATGCCACGCCCTGAATTGACAATCGTCGGCAAAGGTAGGTGCACCTTTGCACAGAACTCCTTGAGTGCCGATAAGCCTTCAGCTTGGTCTGCATATGGTTTGCCTAAACCACAATCGACGTCAATCCAAAATGCTTTAATTAAATTGCCGTTAGGCTGTATGCGCCCTTCTTTTGGATCAATATACTTAGCACAAGCAAAATACACGTTGCATTTTTCTTGTAGCAGTTTGTCAATCTGCGTCTCTGCCTCAGCAAGAGTTGCATGAAATGTTTGTACTGGGGATTTTGACCCATCTTGCCGTAAGCCGACTATGCAGTAATGCCCCTCCCCTTCGGGTGGTAACACCTTGTCTAATAGATCTGTTGTAGGCACTTAGATTTGTTCTAATAAAAAGTCTTGGACTAACTCAGCTTTACGTGGGTGAGGTTTAGACACACCAGTAAACCATGAATAAATAGTCATGCGAGATACCTTGAAGTACCTCGCAATCCTATCAACCGGAACGTCGTTTTTAATACACCACTTGCCAAGCTGTACCCCAACTAGGTCAGGGTTAGCAGCTTGGATGGCTTGTACTAAACGATAACTATAACCTCTTAAACTCATTCTGAATCGTCGGTAGACCAACCACTCATCACGGCTTTGAGATCACGTTTAGGTGTAGGCTCGGCTTTCTTTTCAACACGTTTTTTTGGCTCTTCAATTTCAGTTTCAACTGCATTTAAAACTGGATCTGCCATTTTTGGTGCTGGAGCAGCTAGCTTCTTAACGCCGTCGGCCTGCGCAACCGTCATAGTAATAGCGTTTATAGATGCTGGAGTTTCACTTAACTTCTTAGCCTGTTCCCACTCGTGCTTCTCTAAGAAACGTACTGGGCGGAAGAACAACTTACCTACTGTAGAGTCTTCATCAAACCGCATTTCAGTAACCAAGTTAATTAAGTTGTAGCCTTGTGAGCCAACATACTTAGCGTATTGGTTAAATGGCATGTGATCTAAATCGCCTGGGTCTTTCATATCATAGAAGATTGACTTAGATTGCAATGTCATTTGATAAACATCGCCTTCCAAATCAGATGCCAACGCTACTGCAATTCGGCGGTTCTTACGACAAGCTTTAGTATTACCTTGACCGGAACCGTTAATGTCTTGTGGACATCCTACGCAAGCAGAAGCTTGTGGTTCTTTAACAGATGGATCAGGTTTCTCACCGTCGTTAGACCAGCAGTCAGGTGGTGCAGCATCAGCTTTAGGATCCCATGCTTTAGCATAGAACGTTCTTGAAATATGCTTAGATGCATTAACAATTACAACTTCCAACTTATCGCTGTTTGTTTTAGAAATATCAGATCCATTTACTTTTAATACAAATCTATTATTCCCAAGAGCAATCCGCTTAACTTGCGCACCACCACCCGATAGGGCTTTGGTTACATCATCAAGCTGAACCTCTTTAAGGTAGTCAGGTAGTTGTTGATTAAAAAGGGCGACGTTACTCATTTGCTTCTCCTTACGGTAATAGCGTATGTGCGATCCACATTAAGTCCGGCGGGATGCAAATCCGGATTCTCCTCCAAAAATTGTTTCATATTGGATTGATGAATTCTTCTTTCTAATAACTCAGGAGCATTCTGTTCAAACAAGAACTCATAGAATTTCTCCCAATCATTAGTCCAGTAGCGTGACTTGACACCACGCATAGCCGTACCGTGCGCAGTCTTAATGCTGTCGGCCCCGGTTTGTTTGCATACATCAAGTATCTGCTGGGAAATTAGTTCAAGCTGCTCATTTAAATCAGCTTCTTTAGCTTCAAGTTCACGACGGATTTCATCTCGAGCGTCACGAATCTTGATATAGACTTCGACTAGTTTGTCTACGCTGACGACGGGTTGCTCTACCACTTTGGTATTTTCCATTTCGTTTTCCTTTAATTGTTGCGGGTCTTCGCCCGATAATTAATACTACTACAATTACTTTACTCTGTCAATTCTTTTTCATCAACTTCTTTTTTATATAAGTCAATAATTTTTTCATGCACATCTAATTTATTTTGCAACATGTGGTACAGCCTTGTCTCTACGGGACTACCCTTAATATGCACAATAGTCATAGCATTCTTTTGTCCTTGCCTATCAATACGTGCATTGGCTTGTAGGTATGTTTCTATGGATGTTACCGGTGCGTACCAAATGATTGTATCAGCAGCAGTTAGCGTGACCCCATGTGACGCAGCTTGAGGTTGAATAATAAGAACTCTTGGGTGTTCTGTCTCTTGAAATTTTTTAAATATTTCGGTTCGTTTATTAACCGTTACGGCCCCATTTATAACGTCACAGGTAATACCTGCCCCTCTCAAATGCTCCGTGAGTAGCTCTATTGTATGCGTGAACGGCACAAATACAAGCACTTTGTGACTAGCTTCTTGGATAACTTCCTCGATAACTCGTAAGCGATTAGACACGTCAAATTCAACAACAGCACCAGTGTCAGAATAGACAGCCCCACCAGAAATTTGCAGAAGTTTATTAAGGTTAATAGCAGCATTGACGGTACTGATTTCTTCTCCATCTGCCACCATGAGCATTTCTTTTTTGAGAAGTTTATAATATTTCTCCTGTTGCGCAGTAAGGGGGGCGTCTCTGTAAACATGTGTGACCTCTGGTAAGTCTAGGCAATCTTTCTTTTCAAATCTTATTGCTGGTTGGAGCGCATTAAATACTACTTGTTGTGCATCGGGTTTGGGCATCCATCGGTATTTGCTTACGTTAATCATAGTCTGATCTCTGAAAGCACCAAAGAATCTAGGCACGTTATCCGGTACACACAGCTTTGCTAAACCAAAAGCATCAGTAGGACTTTGTGCTGCTGGAGTACCAGTCATCATCCATAACCAAGTTCTTGGGGTTACTATATGGTTAAGGGTTTTCCAGCGCTGAGTAGTAATAGTCTTATAGGCATTTGCCTCATCAACAATAATGAGATCAAAATTGTTTCTCATAATATCCTCGGCTACAATTTCAACGCCGTCATAATTGATAATTACAAATTGTGCGTCGCTGTCAATAATAGCTTTACGCTTTAACCTATCTCCATAAGCTACGCCAACCTTGCGGTGCATAGCAAATTTAAATAAATCAGCCTGCCAAGCAGACTGCGTAATAGATAAGGGGCAGATAATAAGCGCACGTAGTACACGCTTTGTTTCCATCAAATAATCAGCAGCCCAAATTGCTGATGCCGTTTTACCTGTACCTTGCTCATTAAAACAAAACGATCTTTGATTAAGCGTAAGGAAGTTGGCAGTTTCTTTTTGGTGTGCCATAGGTTTAAATAACCCCGGCCACTTGTAATCTTTTTGGATAGGCGAAGGAATGTTTTTTATCCTTAATTTATTTAATACTTGTGCTTCTTCTAAACCCCAATGAACTGCAACTTTATGGAGCTCGCCTTCCGTTTCTATAACTTCACTTTTAGGTATACATTCAGTTATTAAATTAGGTCGGCGGGTAGTAATTACAATAGCTTTGTTATTTACTATTTCCATTTTTAGGTTTATTCCGTTTCATTGTATGGTCTGAGTTACGAGAATACGACCGGTTTGCGCTAGCTGCTTCTACTCTAAGATTAGACTTAACCGTTTTGCCACCTTTGGATAGTGGCGTTTTGTGGTCAACGTCTTTCCCATCCCCTTTGTGGGCTAGCCCAGCTTTCTCCATAATTTTTCTAGCCTTATTTCTTTGGGCACGTTTTTTCTTAACGGCTGGCGTACCATCGTACATTTCATATTCATGTTTGTACGGTCTTGGCTTGTTCACATAGGGCATAGCGGTCTCCTTCTTTGCGGAAATAATATACAGAACCATCTGCTAGAACCATACATTTTATGCCGGTTTGTGGGTCATCACCAAGCATATCTTTAATTATTTGTTCTACCTGTTCTTTATTAGGAGGGTCGGATGCTATCCAACCAGCAAAAGGTACGGGTTCAAAATTGTTCATTTAATTTTCTTCTTTGCTAAACCACCCGCCCTGCGTAGGTCGCTGGAATGTAGTTTTTTAATATCTTTATCTTTAATCTGACCAGCTTTTTTGGCTATGACTGCAGCCTTTTTTCTCTTAACAAACTTATCTTCACTAGTAACAAAGCCACGCTTAGCATTCTTGTCTTTGATATGTTCTTTAACTTCTATTTGGTCATGTGCCCACTTTTTTGAAGGCGCCTCAATAATTACCCCAGTCTTTTTATCTTTGACTGCGGGCGCTACAATTTTTTCTTTTGTTGCCATGTACTTATCCTCTTCTCTCAAGGCTACGTTAATAGCCCACTGCACTTCTTCCCAAGTAGCCCTTTGCAGGATAACTGCCACATATTCCTGCCCCTTCCGAATATTATCAAACATTTCCTGTAATGTCTTGGCTTGCCATTTTTGTTTCTTTTTGGAACGTTTCAAAGCAGTTCCTCTTTTTTAAATCCTTTTTGTTTAAGTACTGCTTTAAACTTTTTCATAGCCCGTTTTTCTAATCCATTTATGCTTTCCCTTTGCATGCCTAATCTTTGGGCTATTTCTGCCTGTGTCATATCAAAATTAGACTGATCTTGTGCTTCGGGTATAACTTCATTTATGTAATCTGCTATGCGCATCTTAGGCACTTTTATTTCTCCGTCTTGTTTTAACCGCAACAATACCAACTTCTGCTTCGGGTTCTGCCTTGCGTGCTTCAATCATAATGTCTGCTAACTCATACGCATTGGACGCTAAAACTTTATATGGCACTTCATCATTACTTCCCGATGCCATTAGCCCATTCAAAGCAAACATCGCAAAGCAATCCCTTAAATCATTCTCATTCATTTCCAATGCCCTTTTCCATTATGTTCACAATCTTTTACTGGGCAGAACTTTTTACAGGTAAAATTCGGCTTTGCATTCCACACGTTATTCTCGTGGGCGGCCTCTAATTTATCAGTTTCTTGTATCCATATAACCCACTTATCCGACGCTTCATATTTAATGTAATTAGCTTTAACAAACTCCTCGCTTACTACAAAAGCCAAGCCAGCTTTAACTCTTTCTACGTGAGGGAAATGCTTAAACACGCACAGAGCCATAAGCTCTAACTGTTTAGTGTCGGCATACTGGGCAGACTTACCAGTCTTATAATCAATAATGTGTGCCACGTTATCGTTAATGATAACAAGGTCAGCTACGCCTCTAAACCAAACGTCTTTATCAAAGAACCCACAAGCCTCTAAGTCTTGGGTCAACCCCATCTTATACTCACAATGCTTTGTTCCCGGTATTTCTCTAAGAACATCCAATACTGGAGTAAGGAATGAGAACTTTTCCGGTACCGGCACACCATCTTTAATGTGATCTTCCGCAGCTTTATGGACTAACTTGCCATATAACATCTGCTCGGACTCGGGTTCTGTAATGTCCTTGATTACACGCAAATGATAGTATTTGCGAGGGCATTGCTGAAACAACCCAAGCGACGAGTATGACCAAGTTATGCTCATTCTTTTGTGGGTATCCAAGTTTTAACTGCTGTGTTCATTAAACGTAATTCAACCTGTGCGTTCAAACAATGTTCGCTTGCTTCTACATAATTATTTTTTAATAAAGCATCTTGTGCTAATTTAATTTCTTTTGTTGCTTCTAGATAATATGAGGAGTATTCCATCTTTATATTTTCCATTCTTCAATAGCCTTCTTGCTACTACAATCACCATAGGATTTCCCTACACCAAGTTCGCATGTCAATGGGAGTTCTTGAGCCCACTTAGGCCTCCATTTCATACACTCATCAATATACAACATTGCAGGTTTAATTTCATCCTCGGGCACAACAGCCATTACCGCATCGTGTACGGTTAAAACTACTTTGTAACGTTTAGATATGCGTAGCATTTGCTCACCTATTACACATCTTGCTAGGGCTTGGCACACATTCTCCACCACTTTACCACCATAGATTTTTATTCGACCCCGTCGGCTTGCGTAAGAGTATTGTCCGTCTTGATCTTGTTGAAGGTCGGGGTAGTTGAGGAAGAGACCACTTGGCAATAAGAAACCATTCTCCGTAATGGTAAGCGCTTGCGGTTGATGCCCAACTTGGCATACTTTTTTACTTTGGAGGGCACTGAGGGCACTATTAGCTTCTTGCCACAATCGGGGAATGTACGGATATCGAACTCTGTATACGTCAATAATCCTAGCCGCCTCCGCATCTGTGATTTCCACCCCAAAAGTTTTGAGTTGTATACTAAACTTTCCAGCGCCCATGCCATACCCCGCACCGAGGATTGTCGTTTTACCCACGAACCGCTCGCTCGAATCAATTTTTTCTTCCGCCTTGTTATAGATAGCAGATGCCATGTTTTTGTATACATCCTCTCTCCTTTCGAACGCATTAACTAAATCGTTTTGACCTGATAGCCACGCAACTATGCGAGCTTCAATCTGAGACGAGTCGGCATCGATTAAAACGTAACCTTCTTGGGAGATAATTGCATCTTTGAGAAGAGATTTTCTTGGTAGATTCTGAAGGTTAAGTTTATCGTCACCACCCCAACGCCCTGTATGGGCGGCATAATATCTAAGCGGTACTGGCATACGTCCTCGTTTAGATATATTGATAAAGCGTTCAGTTCTCGTTTCTTCAAGGGTAGATTTTGTACCCAATCTCGCAGCAACGATTGCTTGCACTCTTTCATCGGGATATTCAGACAACGCTTTAAAACCTTCATCATTTTTTGCAAACGCATACGTTTCTTTTCCTGTGGTAATTGATATTTTCATAGGTGGTTCTACACCTAAAGATATTAGTAGTTCTGCTAGTTTAGGATTGGACATTAGGGTATCTTTATCTGCTACGCAAGCATTAAGTAATTTCTCTTTGCGGGCTTTAACTTGCATCAGATGTTGTTCAAGCAAGACCGTGTCTAAAAATAGCGTCGGCTCTGCAAACATTTTGATAGTCAAACTAATTAGCTTTAACTCCGATAGGCTAAACCTAGGCAGTAGTATGTTAAATAAGCTGTATGTTAGCTCCACATCGTTATTACAATATCCACCGTATGCGCTAAGATCATCGACGCTAAAATCCGCACGCCGCTTGTTGATCGCTTGTAATACTTCTGTCCCTTTTCGTCCCAAGTTATAACGCTCAACAAGTTTAGCAAGGGAGTTTCCAGCTTCCAAACCATCTGTCGCACGAGCCATGCTAAGCGTGTCCAGCCAAGCCATTGGTTGAATACCAAACCGCCAAGACAAAATAGCTGAGTCAAACATAGCATTATGGGCAAGAGCAAAAGAACTACTCCAGTCGTAGTTATGCAAGAAAGCCAATAACTCTTCGTGAGAACCGCTAAACCATTTTGTTTCATCATCATTCTCCTTTATAGATACACCAATAACCTCAAAGCGATCATCACGCACATACTCTTCAGTCGTCAGCTTCGACAAACTAAAGTCCTGTGCGTAATAAGTTTCAAAATCTAAAGTTAAAATATTCATTCTTTTGCGTATTCTTCTATGTCTACTAATTCTTCTTTAGGTTCTTCTTCGTCGCATCTTTCAATCAAAGCTGCGTAACCGCATACGTCAACTAAGTTATCTCTGTGGCTTGGGTCGTTAGCAAAGCGTGCAACTTTAACAAGCATCATCAAAGCGGCAACGTCTTTTGCATTTACTTCTATTTCATTTTTGGCATTTAAATATGCGTTCCACATAACCGCAATCGTTTTTAAATTCTTGCTTGGGTGTCCGTAAGTTTTCTCTCTATCGCCATAAATAATGTCGTTAGCTTCTCTTAATATGTTTTTCATTTCCCTTGTGCCTTTCTTAGTATTGCTCTAGCCAATTCAACAGGAAAGTTTCTCCAACCACCATCGGATTTTTTAGATTCTGTTAAATAAAAGTCTTGCTCCACAGCCTTATACACTTCTTCTATTTCCTCATCTGTTAGGGTCTTTGCTGGATGGGTGTAGAGTGGAATCCATGTGCCTTCAAGATGCTCAATCACTTGTAAGTTAATTAACTTTGGC